ACCCGCAGCAGGGCTCCTTCAGCGCCCCTTGGGGGCGCTGAAGGAGCCCTGCTGCGGGTTGCCCTTGCGGGGGATGACGCCGCGGAAGCGGGGGAACTTCACCTCGAGGCTGGTGCGGCGCTGGCCGTCGTTGCCGTCCCATCCGCGCTGGATGAGGAGGCCAGTCACGGTCACCTTGTCGCCCTTCTTGAGGGTGTCAGCGAGATGGCCGTGCTGCTCCCCCCAGAAGGATGCGGTCACCCAAAGGGGGTCGCCGTCATCCTCCCAGGAGCCATCCTGGGTCTTGCGGGATGCGGTTGCGGCGATGCGGAGCTCGGTGATCTGCTGCCCTGACTGCGTGTACTTGACCTCGGGGTCGGCTCCGAGGTTGCCTTCAACGGTGATGTCACATGCCATGGTTAGTTTGCCTTTCGGATGGGGGAGAAGAGCTTCTTAATGTCGTGCTCTTGGACATAGATGGTGGGGTCTCCGACGAATCGGAATGTAGGAATCTTGTGCTTCCGGATGTGCCGGTCGAGCGTTCGGCGGGTGATGCCGAGCATGGTGGCCGCCTCATTCTTGGTGAGGTAGCCGGGGATGGTTTTCATTGGTGTCCTTTCAGGAGCTTGGTGAGGTCTCCGAGTGTCATTGTAGCCCATTGTTGGTCGGGCTTGGCAACTCCATGACGCTTGTGGACAACGATGCCGACTAGGGCGCCCGCGTTATCGGCCTCGACCTGGGCTTCGCGGGTCCACTTCGGCAGGTCCATGCGTGCTACATCCTTGCACTCGATGACGATCTTGTGATCGCCCATGCGGACATTGGCGATGTCACCCTTGTCTTTGGCTCCAGCCTTGGGGGCGCGGTCGATCCTGTCGTCATCCAGCTCCTCAGCGAGGTAGTCGGCGACAACTCTCTCGAACCGCGCCCCGGCGGCCTTGGCGCTCTTACGAGTCCGAGCCAAGACGCTTCTCCGGGGTCGACCTGAGCCGAGACTCCAGGTTAGCGACCCTCAGTTCCAGGTGGTCTCGCTGGGCGGCCACGTTGACATAGGCGCCCAGAGACATGAGAGCAACCACAATGGCGGCGGCCAGCAGAACGGTCACGACTTCTCCTCGGGTGTGTAGATAATGGTGTACGGAGCCCACTCTTCATCCAGCGGCTTAACGAACGCTCCTTTGATGCACGCCCACCCGGCCTCTTCGAGCTGCCAAACATCCCCATCGCAATCAAGTACCACGCTCCCAATCGGGAGCTTGTCGCACTCTGCGTCGTACCGACGATGGCGGAACGCCTCCACCTCTTCAAGGAGGGCGCTATAGCGAGCATTCCATACCTCTGCCGACTCGGCCTGATCCTCCAGCTGAAGGAAGCGCTTGATGAAAAGCGCGACGTCATCCTGCTCGCAAGTAAAGGCCGCTGTGCAGGCGTACAGGGCCAGCTGCCCGAGGGTGGCGTTAATACGTTCCTTGTTGTTCACTTCTGGATCTCCTTGTCGAATCGCATGAGCCAGGCGATAGCGAGTCCGCCAACCTGGGCGATCTCGGAGATGAGGTCTGAATTGTGGCCAGTGTCAGCCTTGTTGTCGTAGGTGAGAGCGGCGCAAACCTCTCCGACCTCTTCAGCCAAGGCATAGTAGCGGGACTCGTCCGTGTGGCCATCCTTATCCAGCGTCATGCCGGGGTGCTTTGCAGCTGCACGCTCATACTCGACGACGAAAGCATTGGCAGGATCGTCAACCCCGAGCTGCTGAAGCATAGCCGTCGCGCCAGCCGCTATATCCAGGAGGCAGTAGACTATCTCAGTTTCGGCACCGCCTTCGTCCAATCTGTCGGCGGCTTCTAGGATCGCAACTCGAATCCATCCTAGCATTGAGTGCCAGCGCCCGATGATGTGTAGGCGTTCCTCTTTCTGGCGCGCGCAGCCCTTGGTGACCTTGCGCGCGATGTGAGTGAATGTAGTCACTTCTTCTCCTTCTGGTTGTGGTATGGGCAGATTGTCTCCGAGTGTGGGCCGTCGTCAATCATCCAACCCCATCTGACGGCGAGGTCACACATGGTTGAGATGTCGGCGCGCTCGCGGCGCCTATTTGGCGTGCCGGGCGACGAGTTAATTCGATTCGTACATCCTGGCCAGTCACACGCGATAGATATGCGCGTGTACATCACTTCCTCTAAGTTAAGCATTCCATTCCTCCGTCGTCTTTCAGTAGATAGGTTCGCCCGTCCCAGTACTGGACGGGGATCGTTTCAGGGTTTGCCACGAACTGTGGAATGTTGTATCCCATCTTTCGCGCCTCAGCCCTGTTCTGTTCAATGTGCCCATGACAGCCCCGCACCCCATCCCCGCAGAGGAGGATGAGATTGCTGGGGCTGTTGGTGTTCGGCTGGCGCGTGCCTCCCATGCCGCGGGCCCTCCTATGCTGGATGCTCATGGGGTCGTTTCCGGCGTGCCTGCCGCAGCGGACACACCGGTAGCCGTCCCTCTCGTACACGAGCCTCCTTGTTTCCTGGGAGGGCCCTGTTTTCCTGGGAACCCCCTTTCTAAGCATCCCTGCCCTCGATCTCGAGGAGGCTGATGTCGCCAGTGGAGATGAGGTCCCGGATGGCTTCCTCCTGGGCTGTGGATATGCGCACCGAGATTCGGGGGTCACCCTGAACGACCTCAACACCGTCAGGAACCTCCCCGGTCTGCTTAATGAACCCATCCAGAGCGGCCGCTGCCACAAACCATGGGGCAGGCACCTTGTGTACCGCGTCGGGCTTGTTCCACTCCAGCCAGGCCACTAGAGCCTTCTCGTCCACCACCTGGTAGCGGGGCTGCGGCGCGCTTACGCTCACCGTACCCACCTGCAGGCCGTCGATCATGGGCTTGGAGGTGTCGCCCGGCGCCATGTACTCCTCGAGCTCTTTGAGGGCCTTCTTCTTCTCCTGGGAGGCTACCTTTGCGAGGTGTGCCGCGATGGCCGCCCTGCGGAGTGCGTTCTCTTTGCTCACTGGGCCTTCCCTGCCCCGTAGTTCTGTGCCAGCCAAGCCCTGAGCATGTCAGGGTTGGCCTTGCCTCCTGCGGCGAAGTACTCCTCACGAACCTTGTCGCCGTCCAGCTGGTGGGCGGCGCAGAATCCGTCAAGGATCATGCCGCACTGTTCGGCCGCTGTTCTCTTGGGAACCCCCTGTTCCGCTGGGATGGGGGTATTCCGCTGGGACCCCCTGTTCTCCTGGGAGGCCCCTATTCCGCTGGGAACCCCCCTCTCGTAGGACTCACTATCGGGGTCAGGCTCGTCCGTGGGGATGGTGAGCGCCTGAAGGAGGAACGTCCTGTATGCGACACTCATCGCCTTGGCGATCGCCTTGTCTCCGAAGTCCATGGCCTCGGCCGCGACCTTCCCGTGGATACTGTCCCCAGCTGGGCCGTAGACCCGGTAGGTGACCTTGACGACCACCTCGGCGGTCTGCTTCCCGCTGGCTGTGGTCCCGTTGCTGCGGTGGACTTCAACATCCTCAGGGAGGATGGTGACGCCATGCTTACGCAACGCGGGCCCTACCGCGTTCATTACGGCGTCGATGCCACGGAAGTTGAACCGCTGCGCCTGGTTCTTGCTGTCCTTCTTGACTGCCTGAACGTCCCCCATGACCTTACTTAGTGCCTGGTGAACTGTTAGCTGTTCTGCCATCTGTGCTCCTTTCTTGGGAGGCCCCTATTCTCTTGGGAACCCCCTATCCTGCTGGGAGGCCCCTATTCTCTTGGGAACCCCCTATCCGGGAACCTACTTCGTGGACGCCACCAACGCCCCCACGGCCATGATTGCGTGCCCCATCGTTGCAACCTCATGCGCGACACCGCCGGCAGTCACCGCGATCATGCCACCAATGGGGACGATGGTGATGGTCTCAGACTCTGCCGTGGTGATGCTGTACACATCACCAACCTTGCGGACCTTCAAGCGCTGGTCGAATGCCTTGACCCGACCCTTAACAGAGTCGTGGAAATTGTGGGCGTTCGCCTCAGCGAGCGTGTCCGCGATGACTACCTCATCGCATTCGACGTACCCCCAGAATCGATCCGGCTGGCCTGGCTTGCGGACCGTCCACCAATCGGGGGTGAGTTCAGCCGCTGTTGCGCCGAGCACTACCGTGTACCCCATGGGCGTTGGGGCTACGTGCATTCGAGCATGGGGCCACATCCCGGCTAACTGGTTCGCTACGTCTGTAGCATCAATGTGTGTGGTCACGGTGAGTGTTCCTTCCTTGTGTGGGGTTAGTGCTGCCAGACGTATCGGGCAGGGTTGAATGGCTCGAGCACGTACAGCCACGCCGATAGGCGCTTGAGTTCTGTGCCGAGTAGGCGCGTGTCGCCATCCTCGAGGTGCCACCATGGGCCGTGCTTGACCCATCGCTCGCGTATATCGTTGTATACGGTGGCGCCGTCGGGCATGCGCCGCATGTCAGCGTGCGTGATGAGTCGCTGCTCTAGGGGCGCGTCAGCTGGCATGGTTCTCCTCTGTTTTGATTGCCCGCTCGAGGTAGGTGACGGCCTTGCGTAGGTCCTCTACGCGCTCGCTCGAGCCTCCCTTACGGCCGAACCGAGTGAGGTACTTCCCCGCATTCCAGAGATGAGGGTTATCGGGAAACAGGGCGTCCAGCAAGTCCCAGGACTGCAAGTCGGCAGTGAACAACGGCGCATCGTTGGCGGTCAACGCCTTGCCGATCCATGAGTAATGTCGGGGCGCACTCACTCCGTCAAATTCAACGGATCGGTCGCCATGGTCGGACATGATCTTCCTTTCCAGGCCCCGAACCTTTCGGGTCACCTATGGGCCACCTAGACCAAAAATGGATCACAGTAAACCCCTGTAGTCAGCAAACATTAGGGCGGTCTAGGTGACTCATAGGTGGGCAGACTGTATCGACAGCGCGAGGCGGCGCCGTGCGTGCGGTGCCTGCCACCTATGGCCATTCCTCTATGTAGTTCTCAACCAACATGCGCAAGCGTTATTCAACGGCGGACCGCGTTCCTGCTACGCGATTCCTCTAGGCGAGGTGGAGCGGCCACGACACTGCGCGGCCAACCATCCCGACTAGCTGGTTCGTGCCCTCTCGAGCGCAACCTCGAATGCATCCCTAGCGAACCGGACCGCAACGTCATCATGTCCGCGAACCTCACCGCTCGAGTACACCCGAACCTCATTGCCGCCCCTACTGGCCCTAAGGCCGCCGCAAGTAGACGACTCGAGGATGGGGCGGACATGCCAACCGTTAGCGCCGAGCACATTAGCCAGTGCTGCAAGCGCATTGGCGCGCTGTTCGGCGTCACACAGCATGTGAGTCATAACCTCAACGTTGGTCCACTCTCGGCGCCGCTCAGCCCAGTACTTGACGTTCAGTGAGTCCTTGGCGGTCACCTGCGCGATCGCTTCGCGGCGGCGCGTGCCCAGTATGTTACGCACTTCCAGGCTGTGCGTTGAGTTGGCGGCATGCCAACTACCCGAAGGGGCCTTGTCTTCGCCCGTGGCCGCCTTGAATGCGGCGGCGACGCGCTCACTGATAGTGCTCATTGCTTCCAGTCCTCCAATTCAGGCGTTGACGATGTGGGTGATGGTGTCGCTCACGCTCAGGTCTCCGCACACCCAACTCTCTTCGCCATCGGCGTCCACACTGTAGATATCTACGAACACCATGGGCTCACCATCCCATGAGAGTTCCGCGGTGACGTATGCGTGGCGCGCACCGTCAGCGTAGACGACGATGCACTGGTTCGTGTTCGGGGATGTGGTGACCTCAAAGTCCACGCCGGCCGCATCTAGGCGGAACTCGAGGTCTTCGACTGCTGTTTCCAGTGTGTCGGCTAGGCGATCTTCGGTGGCGATCATGGCGGTACTCCTATGTGTGTGGGCGAGTTTCGTGCCCGGCGGGGGAATCGAACCCCCGCTACAACCATTCGGGCTACCTGACTGCAGTCAGGAGATCGCGTACAGGACGGCGGCGGCCACGTCGGACATTGCCCAGTGTGTAGTGTCCTCGGCGGTCTGAACGTCAATGACGTTTGCGGGGGAATCTGTCTGCCAGTCGCCAACGATGGCGATTTGCTCGGTGAGGCAGGACTCAACCTTGGCGAGTCGGGCGCCGTAAACAATGTGCGTATCCTCATCGAAGAATTCGACGATGCTCTCCCAGTGGTCAGACTCAAAGTCGCTGGCACCACAGAGGGCCTGCCACGCCTCACGCGGGTCACTGTAGGCGAGATCGGTTGAGGTGAGAACGGCCTTAAGGTCGGTCATGGTGATGGTCTGACGAAGCAGGTCATGCTCCGTGACGGTGAACCGGTCTGCCTCGTTGGCGCCTGCGGAGATGGTGAGGTCGCCACTCCCGCAGGAGAGGGTCATCTCAACCTCACCGTCGAACACGTCGGCATCAAAGTCCCCGGTGTACCCGAGCCCCCATGCGCGGCGGGCCAGCGGAAAGGCCAGGAGGGCGGCCGCCTTGTCCGCGTCGCTGGTGACGGCAACCGTCTCAGTGCCGTTCAGGATAGTGCCGGCGGGACGGTATCCGTCCTCGGCGATCTCGAGGTGAATGTTGCCGACACTGACACCCTCAGTGGTCTCGCGGTAGGCGATGCCCCATTCGGTCAGGTTGGCGGTGACGTCGGTGATGTAGTCGTTGGTGCTCATTGCTGTGATCCTTTCTGTTGGGGCTGACTGCCCCGTGCTGATGGCTTAACTATACACACACCGCGACACAGTGAGTCAAGCCAGAATGGGCACCAATTCACGTGACCTACATCATCGAACACCTGTTCGACAGCGCCACACTCCTACACCACGCACACATACACACACCTACATGCACGAGAGACCACAGGAGCCAATCTGAGCACCTCGCAGCACCCCACCCACACACGGGCACCACTCACGCCCCGAAAGCACCCCAGCGGCCCTCACGGCGCCGCCACAGGAAGACAAAGCAAAACCCCCGGCCCGCCGAAGCGGAACCGGGGGCAACAGGAGAGAGCACCACTCACCTCGAGCCGAAGCGACTCACCCTGCGCCGAGTGGCTCGACGCTCAGCCCACACAGCCAACGCAAGACCACCCAAAGTCACCACAGCAGCCACCGCCAGAATCTCGCGGTCATAGTCGTCCCGAACACCCGAATCCATAGGACCCACAACCTTGTCTCGACTAGAGAAGGTCGGGTTATCTACAGGCTCATCCACAGCCGCGCTCACCGCAGGTGAGTGCACAACCTCCGTAGAGACACTAGGGCGTGCACCGTTCAGTCCTGCCTTGTTCTCGTGCCCCACGGCCTCGGGCCGGTCGCACTGGTCACTGAGGGCCTTAGCCACGGCGGGCCCAGGAATGTAGCGCTCACCCTGAACAGTGGTGATGGTTTGCGTGCATGCACGGGCATCCACCGTGAGGACGTACCGGCCATCACGTTCACACGTCACCGAACCGTGCACGTCAGCGCAGGCGGGCAGACCAGCCACGTCAGCGGCCTCAACAGTGCCTACCCACAGCCACTCAGGGAAAGCAACCTCACGGCCGTCACGCCACCGCAGGTAGGAGATGCTCCCGTCTTCTTCAACGATGAACGAACGACCAGAACCATTCCCCATAGTGCGGGCGTCCCACAAGCACGGACCGAACTCCTGATCCTCCGACTCGCACACAGGAGTCTCAGACACGTCAACGGGGGCACCAGTAGAAGCGAGCACCCACGAACCAGCAGGGGCATCCACCTCAGCCGCATACGCGGGCACACAACCCACCAGGGCCATCACCCCAACCACCAGGGCCATCACCATGCTGCGCACAACCTTGCTCATCTCATCGTTCCTCTCATTGATCAGCCCCGCCGTCGGGGCCGTGTTGCTGATGACCAGAACTGTACGCCACACACAGCGGCTCACGTCAACCCACAACACACAACAACCAGCGTGACCTACACCATCGAACACACGTACACACAACCACCAACACACACACGAGCACACACGCCCACGCGCACGCACACGACTAACACACAACCAACACAACACACAAACACAACCACACAGAACAACGCGCAACACGCCCGACCAGCACAAACACCAAACATCACGACACCGAAATAACCACAGACACAAAAACAAACACCAGCAACCCCAGGGGATAACCCCCCGCCCCACGCCAGCCTTCACGCGTAGCGGTCGGCTGGCGT